CATTGCCAAGCATCTTGCAGGGGATGACCCATATCTGCGTAATTTGGTTGACTCTTACACGATGGCAAGCGAGGGGAACGAGGTATGAACATCAGAGAACTTGCTGCCCAAGCTGGATTGCGAAGCGCCGTGTTGTTGCGAATGTATGGGACAGAAGCTGCCCTGTGCGATTCGGAAATAGAAGAGCTACGGCAGCTTGAACTTTTTGCCGAGTTGGTAGCCGCGCATGAACGTGAAGAGTGCATCAGGGAATGTTACGAGGTGGCTGAATTTCAGGGTGATGCAAATGAATGCGCCGCTGCAATCAGAGCAAGGGGCACCGAATGAACGACGATGAAGATGACTACGAGTACCTTTTCGACATCTTGTACACCCTCTTTGGGTTCGTCATCTTCGTGTTTTTTGTTCTTGGTATCACTGCCATCGTCCTTGGCTTAGTTAGTTTGCTGTAAGGCGTGAGTGGGCACCGGGGGTTTTGATATCTCCCCTCTTAACCGCGTCAGTCAAAGCAGTGGGCACCTTACTCGCTGTGACTTGACCGACTCGCCCCCGTAAGGGGCAACTTTGTGTTAGAATACTTTCGCCAGCGCACAGTAATCGGACAGGGCTGCTTTCTGTCACAGGTCATCTCTACTGAAGCTCCCTGCACTGGCACTTACGCGCATGAGGATTGGTTTCGGCATGTTGCCGTGATAGACGGAGCCGCAAGAACGGGCCAGTCTTCATCCGTGTAAGGTTTATGCCCACCGAACTTGTTTGGGCATTCTGCGCTGAATTCGGCTGAAGGCGCGACGGCAGGTCAGGCCGTAATAAGGGGCAAGCATAGCCAAAGATGTTGACCAGAGTGCCGACTCACCCCCGTAAGGGGTGACCTACACGCATGGGGATTGATACAACACCACAACGGAAGTTGTTGGAAAGCAGGTCGCCAAAACCGGCGGCAGTCCCCAGCCGTGTTGGTGAATGCGCAGGCTGATGCGCGGTGGAATGCACATATCCCCCTGTGTGAATTCCTCACCGTATGCTGGAGTTCAGTACCAGCCACCAACAACTTTTATCGCGGAGTGGGAAAGAAGCAATCCGTCTGGCTCATAACCAGAAGACCGCTGGTGCGATTCCAGCCTCCGCAACCAGTTACACTGGCCCGCATAGGAATAAGGATTCACCATGCCAGAAACTACCGCCAAGCCGCCCAAACGGCCCGCCAAGCCCAAAACAGCCCCGATACAAGGGGTAGCCCTATCCACAGGCTCAGAAGCTCCCATAGTCCCAAAGAAGACAGGACGCCCATCCAAGTACACCCCAGAGATAGCACAGGAGGTCTTGAACCGCATCAGCACAGGAGAGCCACTGTTGCAGATATGCATGGACGAGAGGATGCCAAAGCGTCAGACGTTCTACGATTGGGTGGCAAAACACGACAGTCTTTCCGTGCAGTTCGCACGCGCACGCGAGGAAGGCTGCGATGCAATGGCCGATGAGACGCTGGTGATTGCTGACGAGCGGCCCGAGTTGAATCCGCTCATCGACAAGAAAACTGGCGAGGTTCTGAGCATGGATTTGAGCAGCGCCTACATCCAGTGGCAGAAGAACCGCATTGAGACCCGACTAAAGTTGCTGGCCTGCTGGAATCCGTCCAAGTACGGCACCAAGGTGCAGATGGGTGGCGACCCTAAGAACCCACTGAAGATTGAGGTGAAGACCGAGGCCGAGCAGAGTCTGGCCGAACTCCTCAAGCACGCCGAACTCAAGCGCCAAGCGGCGAACGCAGAATGATTCACCACACGCCAGAGGGCCGCATCATGAAGCTGGGCCTGAACTACCGCAGGACACCGGGCGGCTTTTGTTTGACATGGGTCTGGTTCAACTTTGCCAAGTATGAGACCAGCGCTTATCGCTTCCGTCTGCGCCTGCATGTCAAGCCGTATGTCCTGCTGTCTGTCACCAAGTGGGACATTATTGAAAACCACCTCATGGTTAATGGCCTTGTACTGGTGCGCCAAGAAGCATTGCAGGACATGAGCGACAGCGAACGTGAACGCTTGAACCTTCGCCCCGTCCAGTTTGGCCCATGACCGACATCATTGAACTGCTGGAAGACCCGGCAGTCAAGAGAGACCTAGCCAACGCCAGCCCTGAGTACGTCATCGCGTGGGCGTGGCGGATGAAATGGCTCACGCAGGCCCATGACCACCAGATACTGCCGCATGGGGATTGGTGGAGCATCTGGCTCCTGCTGGCCGGGCGTGGAGCCGGGAAGACCCGTACCGCCGCCGAGCAGATAGGCTGGTGGGCCTACACTGAGCCAAACACCCGCTGGCTTGTAGCCGCCCCGACCAGTGCCGATGTCCGGGCCACCTGCTTCGAGGGTGACTCAGGCTTGTTGGCCGTCATCCCTAAGTCGCTGATTGCCGACTACAACAAGACCGCCCACGAGCTTCGGCTGACCAACGGCTCCCTCATCAAGGGCATCCCAGCCTCCGAGCCAGAGCGCTTCCGTGGCCCGCAGTTCCACGGTGGCTGGTGCGATGAGCTTGCTGCGTGGGACTACCTCCAAGCCGCGTGGGAACAAATAATGTTTGGTGTCCGCCTAGGCGAGAGGACGAGACTCGTCTGCACCACGACACCCAAGCCGAAAGACCTCATCATCGAACTGGTGGGCCGAGATGGCGACGACGTGGTGATGACCACCGCCTCGACCTACACCAACCTCGCCAACCTGTCCAAGAACTTCCAGAAGCAGATTCTCCAGTTCGAGGGCACCAAGCTGGGGCGGCAGGAGATTTACGCCGAAATCATCGACCCCGAGGAGGGCGGCATCGTCAAGCGGGACATGTTCAAGCTCTGGCCTGCCGGGCGGGAGTTCCCCAAGTTCGAGTACATCGTGCAAAGCTACGACTGCGCCACCAGCGAGAAGACCCAGAACGACCCCACCGCTGCCGGGACATGGGGCGTCTTCAAGCCGCTTGATGGCCCGATGTCGGTCATGCTCATCGACTGCTGGCAGGACAGGCTCCAGTACCCCGACCTGCGCCCCAAGGTCATGGAGGAGTTCGAGGTGGTCTACGGAGAAGGCCGGGACAAGAAGCGTGTTGACCTCGTGCTGGTCGAGGACAAGTCCGCAGGCATCAGCCTGATTCAAGACCTGCAACGCGGTCACCTCCCCGTCATGGCCTACAACCCCGGCAAGGCCGACAAGGTGCAGCGCCTGAACATCGTGTCCAACATCATCAGCCGTGGCCGGGTGTGGATACCTGAGTCCGACGCCAGAAAGGGCTACGTCAAGGACTGGGCCGAGCCGTTCGTCAGCCAGATATGCAGCTTCCCTGAGACCACCCACGACGACTTCGTCGATATGTGTACCCAAGCCCTGCGCTACCTGCGTGACTCTGGTTGGCTGGACGTTGACCCACCGCCACGGGAAGACTACGACGAGGACGACTACGAGGACTCAGGCAAGAAGAGCCGCCGTGTAAACCCATATGCCGTCTAAGGAGCTACAAGGAATGCTAAGGACGCACACGGTCTCAATCCTGTGCTACACTCCCGTCCGTCTGGTGTGGCAACTGGACGAAAACGCGAATCAGGAACCCCGCAGGTTTCTGTGTGGTCTTGCCAGACGGCAAGCGAGATTTTTGATTCGCGTCAATCGTCTTGCTGTTGCTCTCGCCAAGAGCCAAGACCACAGAGCATCTTGCGGGGTTTTTGCTTTTGGCCGACGCAATGCGGTACGTCGGTGGTTGCGTTTGGGATACCCTGCTGCACGAGCAAGCCAAGGCAGGGAGCGTGGGCTAAGGATAGAGCGCGGTGGTAGGGCCGAAAGGTCTGCAAGTCTGTCCAGCGTAAGCGATGGCATGGCTCCGAAGAGCATCCCGTCAAAGCGTAGCGAAACTGTGATGAGTCACGGTAAAGGCTGCGCTTTGCTCCAACATTCACCAAAGAGCATCAAATGAAGACATGCAAGTGTGGAGGGGTAGTAGAGTCACACGACCTGACCGGGGGTAGGGTGAGGTGGATGTGCAGAGCTTGCAAGAGGGTAGAGACCACCGGGGAGAAGGTGACCCCGCCAGAGCCAACCTATGGTGTAATCCCAAACATCTCCCCACAAGAGGCTGGACATGACTGACGCCAAAGCACGCCTGCTACAGATGATTGCCGACGAACCTCACATGGGTGGGGGTGGATTGCTGAAGGCTGTATCCAAAGCTCAGAAGACCGCGAAAGCTGCAAAAGCAGCCAAGACCGTAGAGCGTGTGGCCGCACCGCAAGAAGAAGCCCTCCGCCTTGCCCAGAAACGAGCGGCTCTGCCAAAGTCCAAAGGTGGACTAGGGCTGCCAGCCAAAAACACACCTGAGCAACGAGCGGCTGCGATGGGCTTCACCAAGGACAGATACCACGGCTCACTGCACAACATCAAGAAGTTTGATGTCAACAAAGCCTCCACCGAAAGCCACGCTGGCAAAGGCGTCTACTCCACCGACTCGCCAGAAGACGCCAGCCTCAACTACGCCAGCATTTATGGCCCGGATGTGGACGCAAAAATTAACAGAGTAATGGATGAGTCGGACAGAGATTGGCGGCGCACTTATGGCCGTCTCAAAGATGAAACACTCACGCCGAGGCAGCAAGAAATTCTGCTGCGCGAAACACTGAGTGCCGACAATCTTGGCGTGGTGTACCCGCTCAAGGTCAGGTCGGACAAACCCATCCATCTTGATGCGCCAGAAGAGCGGCCACTGATGGTCGGGCCTTTTGAGCGGTATGACGAGGCGACTGAACAATACATGGACACGCCCCATACTGACACGTTCCAACGTGCGCTGGACGAGTTCAGTGACATAGGTGGCGAGACCAACCCCATCAGAGAGTTTGCAGCAGATTACGGCGATGAAAATGGCGTCTTGGCGCGTGACTTGTTCAACGCCGTCAAAAAGCAGGGCGGTTCCGATGTCTTGATTGACCCTTATTCTGGCGAACTGGTGTCAGGTGGCGTAGCTGCTGGTGACTTTCTGAAGCACTTTGGCGTGGATGAAATTAGCCACACGCCCCAGTTCCGCAGCCCACAATTGAACATCGGCGGAGAACACACCATCAGCCTTGACCCAGAGAATGTCCGCTCCCGCTTTGCCGCCTTTGACCCATTCCGCAGGAACGCCATCATGGCCGCACTGATGGGCGTTGAAGCACCTGACCTGTTGGCCGACGAGAAGAAGGCCGCTGGCGGCGCTGTCCATATGGCTGGTGGTGGCCGCACTCCGAAGTACCCGTGGGAGCGCTACCCGCAGCCCAAGAAGGTGCCTGAGATGCGTGCCCGTCGAATCAACCCCATTGCTGGCGCAGTAAAGAAGGCCGCTGATTACGCAACCCAGTTGATTGACAAAGGCCCGTCGTTCTCCAACTTGGTCGGCGGTCTGGTCGGTGCTGTCCCCTTTGTCGGCCCTGACCTGCGCAAGCGCATGGAGGCGTCCAACATCTCCATCCCGACGGATTTCACGCTTGGCTCCAACATGCCTGCCGAGGACTACGAGTACGGCCAGCCGATGCAGTACCGCAAGCCCGGCATCTCCACGACCAGCGTGCCAACCAAGGATGTGCTGGAGGCGCTCAACGTCTCCGACTTTGTGGGCACGCCCGGCCTGAGCAAGGTGGCCGAGGACATCGGCTACGGCCAGATGCCCGACCCGCTTGACCTGCTGGATGCGGCCAGCGCAACTGCTTTGGGGTACGGCGCACTCAAAGGTGGCTTGAAGGGTGGCCGCAAGGCTGCTGGTGCCCTGAGCGACCTCGCCAAGTCTGAGGCTGGCTACAAGCTGGCCCAGAAGGCGTTGGAGTTCGCCCCTGCTGCACAGCCCATGAACGTCGTCAAGCCCACGGGTGGCAACTGGCTTGGTGGAAGCGTAGAGCAAGCGATGAAGCCGCTGAAAACGCAACGCCCGACACACAGAGATGAAGCCTTAATGCTTGGTGGAAGATGGGCAAATGAAGTTGACGACCCCGCAGCGGTAGAAGCCCGAGCCAAAGATGCTGCCTTCAACAAGTGGATTGACAGCAACCTGACCAACTACGTCAAGAAGCAGATGGCAACGCCTGAAGACCCGGTGCGCAAGCTGGCGGAGCAGGGCATCACTCACAACACATCCTTACTGAATGGATACCCAGACGAACTTGCGCCAACCGACCTGAGAACAAGGGCTGGGTTCCCAGCAGAAGGATTGGGCCAATCTCGATTGGCGCGGGCTTGGGAGAACGCCTCCGATGACGCGGTGGCTGCATACAATGCTGGAGAAATTCAAAGCGCCCCGCAAAAAATCGAGCGTATGAATGAGGCCAAGCAAAAGGCCGACCAAGAGCTAGAGGCTCTGAACCAACAGTTTGAAAACCATGTGCGGTCTTTTGGGTTCACAGAAAACGAAGTGCGGGGGTTGATGAAGATGACCCCCAATGAAAAAGCCAACATGGTCGGAAATGATTCGTTTATTAAGGCTCAAGTTAACTACTTGGCGCAAAGCAACCCAGTAGCAAATAGTCAAGCAAAAATGATGCAGGACAACCCGTGGATTGCCAAGGTTGACCCGAACACCTCGGTGTACTCTCCGTATATTGGCGACCTTGGCTTCGACCACATCGTTGACGTGCTGCGCCAAGACCTAGACGCTGGTCGCATCCGCCCCGAGCAACTGAACAAAATCAGCATGGAGCAGGCAGTACGCCGCACCCATGAGTTTGACCAAGAGATGGCAAAGAAGATGCGCGAGACGCAGGCCAAAATCACCGAAGGTATGCCTGTCTACAAGGAGTACCCCGAGGGCTACAAGTGGGTGGAGTTAAGCCAACCCAAGGACTTGCCAAAGGGGTGGTCGCAAGAGCCGTCAGGCGCTTACATCGGGCCAAATGGAGAGCGCACCACCGTCAACCCTAACTACGAGACGTTGGAGCAAGCCCTGAAGTACGAAGGCAACAAGATGGGCCACTGCGTGGGTGGCTACTGCCCTGACGTAGTGGAAGGCAAGTCCCGCATCTTCAGCCTGCGTGATGCCAAGGGTGAGCCGCATGTGACGGTGGAGGTAGACCCAACCGACAACAGTGTTCTGCTGGACAAGGTTGAAAGCATGACAGGTTTGTCGCGCAAAAG